CGTGCTGGCCCCCGCCACGCCCAACGTGCCGGCGATATCCGTATTCCCACTGTTGTCGATCGTGAACTTGTCCGTGCCGGCGCTGGTCTCCGCCACAAACAGATCGCTCGTCTGCGTCGAGTGCCCCTGCACGGTAAGTTGTACCGCGTCTTCGTCGCCGTCGATCATCACGTCCGTGTAGAAATCGGCGTCGTTCTGCACGGTCAACTTCTTGGCGTTGATCCACGTTTCGTCAGTCCGTGGAATGCCGCTGCCGCCCGCAACTGCCGGAGTGGGGTCGGGGGCCACGGGATAACACCCGCTCACCCCGACCACCAACACCAGTAGCAGCGCCAGCAGGATGCCCCTGGAGGTACGCTGCTTCGTCATCATATCACCCCCTACACGGCCAGCGGCGCATCGTACCCGCTCGGAATCGCATAACTCGCGTCCCCGATCCGGTAGACCAGCGCCGCAATCCGGTTGCGCACCCCGAAGCCCGCATAGCGGATCAACCGGGTCTCCTGCAGGTTGCCGTCCGGGCTATGGCTCTCAGTGAACAACCCCTGCAGTCCGGCCGCCGGATACTCCCGCATCGCCATCACCGGCCCAGCGCCTTGAGCGTGGGCCAGCATATAGCTATCTGGAAGGCTTCTCCACTCGACAATCCAGCACTTGTTGACCTTGCCCAACACCTCATCGCCGAGGCCCCGGGTGAACGGCGCCGCCACCTGCGTGGTGTTCACGCCGTACCGCAGATCCGGGTCGCCGATCTCAGTGAATGCCGTCAGCGCCTCGATGGTCGTGGTCAGATTGGTCGGCACGTACACAACCACCGGACCCTCGTTGCTCGGATGCTCCATCAGCTCGTCGTAGATATCGTCGAACGGATTGGCGCTGTCTCCGATCGCGGCCGCCTGCGCCAACTGATGCGTGTCCACCGCGGTAGACCCGCCCACCTTGGTGTAGGCCACCGTATCGCCGTTCGCTAGCGGTTGGATCGTCAGATTGCCGAACTCCACATCGTCATACGTCCAGGTGGCGTTATCGAACAGCGCCGCCATGACGTGGCGCTTGATCCAGTCCCCGTCCCGCTTAAGGCTCTCGATGGTGCGCTGATTCGCATCCTCCACCGTCATCAGCGCCCCAGTCACCCGGTTGACGCCGAACGCCGTGCCGCCGCCCTGGATCGGATAGGCGACGTCATAGTACCCGGCCTCCCTCACCGGTTTGGGATTCCCCCACTCGTCCAACGGTTGCAACGTGCCGGTCCCCGGCAACTTGAACCGCTCCTGGTGCAGCGTGGTCCGCTCCACCAGCGAAGCCAGCAGGCCATTGACTTGCCGGCTGTGTTCCTCGGCGCTCTGCCGGATCGCATCGTACACCGTGCGCGCGCCAACCGTGGTCAGCCGCTCCAGCATGAGGTGTTCGAGGCCCACGAACCCGTATGCCAAAGTATTGTCAGCCATCTCTCACCTCCTACAGGTCCACGCGGAGTAGCTTGTCCGCAGTGGTCGCTCCCCAACCGGGTACCACCCGGCCAGCGACGATGGTATTGCCCGCATCCGTCGCCGACATGCCGCCCGGCGTTCCGCTCAGATACACGATCGCATCGTAGTCAAACGCGCTGAGCGCATCGCCGAGATCCAAGATCCCCTTCCGCACGGCCGTGATCGTGATGTTGGCCGCGTTGGCCCCCGTGATCGCCACACCAGCCGGGTGATTCAGCGGCGCCAACTCGTCCTGATCCGCCAGTCCGAACACCCCCGTGGCCGCCACCAGGTACACCACCTGGCCCTGCGTGATTGCCGCGCCCGCCGGCCCCGTGATCTGCTCGACCACCTGAACCGGCGCCACATCCGTCGCCGTAATACTCAAATCTGCCATCTCACATCTCCTCAGCTCGGGCCGGTCTCCCGACCGTGCCCGCTACAGTCTCGCCTGATAGGCTTTCGCCCGTCGGTCCTCGTCCGTCAACTGCCGGGCCGGCCTTGCCGGAGGTGACCCTCCATCCGCCCGCCGCACTTCCAGCATATAAGGTCGCTCCTCGGCGAGCTGCTTGATCGCCGCCTCGACCCCCTGCACGTGACCAGCCTCATCCAGCGTCAGCGCCGCCAGGTCCACGAACAGGTGCGCATCCTCCACCGCCTTCGCCGTGAAAGCCGGTTTGAACGCCCGCGCTGTCTCCTCGATCGCCCGCCGCTTGGCCATCGCCACCTGTTGCGCCTGCAACTGCGTCAACTGGCCCTCCAGGGCCGTCCGCTTCGCCGATTCCGCCTCGTACAACTCCTTGAACTTCTGTTGTTCGACGAGCTGCGCCTGCTTGGCGTCCTCAGCGGCCTGCTCCAGGTCCGTCAGCTTCTTCTCCGCCTCTTTCGCCCGTTGGTTCAACTGTGCGAAACGAGGATGCTTGAACACCTCGTCCCACGTCGGCGGCGGCCCGACCGGCGGCTGCGTCCCTGGCGCCCCTGGCCCTGGTTCCTGTCCCTCGACCGGCGTCACCACCACCGGCGTCTCGACCGTCGGCTTCACAGCCGCCGGCTTCACATCATCGCCCATCGTATCCTCCCGCTGTTTCGGGTGCGACCCGCTCATGAATCGACCGATAAGTGCTTCTTATGCGTCCATCCAATCCCTAATACCCAATCCCAGCCACCACCATCCACATTCCCCTGGCCGCCAACCCATACAACATCCCCAACAGCAGTAGTCCCACCGCCAGCCGCCCGGCCTTGGGCGCCCGGCTCAACTGATACACCCCCACCAGCAGCGCCACCGGCGTCCCCGCCGCCAGCACCACCCGCCCTACCTGCCAGACCCCAAACCGGGACGCCACCAGCCCCA